TGTATCTGCTTCTGCTTCTGTTATAAAACTATTAGCAGAGGCCACTACTGTGCCGTCCTCGATTATTAATGCCATGTGAAACCTACTTCTTTAATTGTTCTATGACTATACGTAAGTCTGTAACAGCATTAGTCAATTCCTTGACTACTACTATAACCTCACGTTGATCTTCCTCTACATGCGATAACCGTTGCTCATTGACTTTAACATCAGCATTGATACTAAAAGTCCATACAAACAATCCTGTAACTGCCGCAGCTATAACCGTCTTTACTACACTATCAAAATCTTTCACTAGCTTTCCTCATGGTACATCGTTGACAATATCAGCAACAGTCATGTTATTCATTGTTAAATCAATAGATCCTACATTATCTGCTAATGTAGGGAATGTATCTCCGTCACCCATTCTCCACCAATTAGAGGGGGCTGATCCGAGAGTACTTAAATCAAGAGGATCGCCAGAATTATAGATACTTGCTACATTTGCAGTCTCATCGCTGCCCCAGACTGCAACCTCATCCAATTTGGTACTATTCTTCATGTAGTCATTGCCAGAAGCTCTGCGACCCAACCTAATTAGATCAGAATCAACTCCAGAAGACCACCCGAAATTGCCATTTGAATTTGTCACAGATTGTGAAGCTCCATCAACAAAAATCTCAAATCTAGAATAGTAATTGCTTATACTACCTGAGCTTGACCCCGTAGTACCACCATCATAAGTCAATATAATATTAGCCCATGAACCAACTGATAATGTACTGTTTGCGGTCTTCAATCTAATATAATTATTTTTGCTTCCATACTCCATATAAATCGCTTGTTCGGAGCCCTTATAGTATACCCATATATGGCCACCATTATCGTGGTCACTATCTCCATAATAAAATATAGTCTGCTTTGAAACGCCGGTATGCGTTCCCGGCTTTAAATAAAACGAGATAGTCCAAGCATCGGAGGCTCCAGACCCATTTGATACTCTTCCAAGCGTACCAGACATGCTAGATACTGAGCTATTATTAAGCCAATCACTATTTTGAAATTGAACACTCTTACTGTTTGAGAAAGGAGGATTTGCAACATTGATTGTGATTGTCTCTTGATCTTCACCAAAATAATTAATAGCCTTAACTGTAGGTGTATATATCCCTGCCGATAAGCCCGAACCACCAATAAGCTTTCTTATGTTACCATCAACAGTTGTGACACCACTAGGGAGCGAACCCCACTCATAGCCGACACCATAATCAGCAGTCAACTCATAATTTATCGTATCACCCTCAGTGACATTTATGCTTGTATTAGATGTAATAATAGGAACCTCACCAGTAGAGCCAGATGTCTGAAATAGTACATTTAAAGCGTCAACAACCTCTACGGCATCCGCACCATACCCTACTCCATTGGAATCAATTATCTCCGCATAATCAACTTCACTAACTAACTCAAACCCCTTTGCAATATCTGCTACGGACACCAAGCCACTATTAATGGTAGCGTGTAGTGAGTTTAAGAACTGAGCGCCATTTGCATCCTCGATGAATATTGCCTTTGCATCATTATCTCTATAAATAGTAATAGACATCTAGCTAATCCCCTTGTATCTAATAACCTGAATCGCAGACCCCGCATTGACTGCACTACCAGATGCACTTAGCTTAATCTGTAAGGATATTGGATTTCCTTTAGTATTTGAATCACCCATATATATTAGATCAGGACTTAATGAAAATCTGTAACCTACCCCACTACCCTCATCTAGTCGGCCCAATCTCTTATCCAGTGTATACTCATTACCGCCACCACCTAATTGATACCTAAATTCCAATGAAGCGTTATTAGTATTGGGAGTAATGGTAAAATCATTACGTATAAGCATTGAATCCCCTAGAGATAGTCCTGTAGCGTCGATAGATCCAGTACTAACATCCATCAACTCCGATATACCATCTGGTCTATATGTCTTATTGGTAAATGCACCTAATCCATTATTAGTAATTGTAGTCCATGTGTCTGCCAACAACACTATAGGTGATGATGCTGTTAGAGTATCATTATAATCAATAAACCCACCAAAACCACCGTTCTCTATAATACCAAGCCTAGACTCTGCATCAGTCGAGTTATTATTAATAGTGGATTGAACTACTGATAATTCATCACCATCATTAAATGTTTGTTGTGACATAACAAGCCTCAATTATTCCAAAATTTACTATTATCCCAAGGATTATCTATTGCTCCTGAACCATCATTCTTCCATAATGATCCACCTGACAACAAGCCAACTGCTAGTCTCAGAGAATAGCTAGATCGCTTAAGCCAAGACCTTTTATTGACTATCCTTGGAGAACCCTTTCTCCGACCCTTCCTTATACCTGATTTATAAAATCCTCTAGGCATTATTACCCTACTCCTTCTCTTATTTCTTTCTTGAATTTTGACACAGCTTGTATTATTTTATTCTTAATTGTTCTAGCGGATTACTCCACCGTAGACAGCTGTTTCTGCACTGGTTACTCCTGCGGGCTGAGTTCCCCTCTTACCTACAGTTCCCGCATTATCACACTTGATACCATAAGTGGGAGCTACTCCTGTATCATCATTATTATAACTAAATACATGGGAGGTGTTGGTACATAGTATTCCGTAGTAAGGATTATTAAAGTAGTTGTCTTGGATGATGGTATTCGACTTGTTGACGGACACTCCAATACTACTACCTGCTGACTTACCGCCTAATATAATATAAAGAGCCTGCACGACTCCATTTACTCCAGACTGCTGCACAGCGACTCCTCTATTCCCGTCATCCACTTCTATCTGCATATACCTAACGTCCCATAGACAGGTACATTGATTAATCTCAATCCCCTTAGTGTCATTATTGAAGTCTAAATCCACACTTTTTGTTGTACTTAAAGTATTGTTGGCTGAGTTTCCATATATATGAAGCGTGCCTCCTCCATAAAAGCCCGACCATGTAAGCGACGTATCCAAAGTATATGTTCCATCCGCAAACTGAAAAGTAACCGTGGCACCAAATGGAATATATCTAGGAACTGCATCAATCAACGCTTGTATCTCTGTCGCTGTATCTGTTGCTACGAAGTTTACAGTCTGGGTGGTTGCTCCATAAAGCTCAGTAAACATACCATTAGCCTTAGTCAATCCTGCCCGTAATGTATCGCCAGTACCATCATTATCGGATGATCCTACGCTAATTAAATCTATAGCCATCTTAGACCTCCGTTTGGTCACATGTAATTAAAGTACTGTCGCAAGTGAACAATGTCGAGTCACAAGTCAATGGGCCACTAAATGACGATCCACTACTACCACTCGTAAACATTGGCAGTCTAAATATACTAGACACCTTACGCAAAAGATTCTGTTTAACTATTCTAGCAGGCCCAGATCTACGGCCACGAGGTCTACCATTCTTGAAACCATTCCTAGCCATAGCAAGCCTCTCTTATTTCTTTCTCGAATTTATCTCTTCTTCATATAACGCCAAATATTTATCATCCCAAGGATTAACCTTACCACGACGACAGTTGACTAAAATCTGCTCTACACGTTTAGCTATAGCTTTAACCGTCTGGCGCTTAACTGTGCGCTGTGCAGACATACGTGCCTTAACTGCTCTTAGAGACTCTTCTTGCTTCATTTGTACAAGCCCGCTTTTGACTACTGGCTTTACTTCTTCTTTCTTGATAACTTTTTTCTTATCTGACATAAAATTTCTCCAAAAAAAAGGGCGCTGACGTATGCTGTCAGCGCCCTAAATAGTTTATTAACCGTTAGACAGAAGTCTAGCAATCTTAACTTGCTTACGGCTAGCAGCAACACGATCCCAACGAGCAGCAGTTTCTAAGTTAGTCTTAGTTACTGGTGTGTTAGCAGTTGCTTCAGTCATTTCAAAGCCTTGTGGGTGGAAGACAAAAGATCTACGAGTGTGTAGGATCTCTTCGCCCATGCCATTACCAGAAGCTTCAACACGATCAATTGTCTCAGGAAGGACGATGTTATTGTCATTCTCATAAGCAATTGCGCCTGCACCAAATAGGTAAGTGCTGTAAGACGGTGAGTTAGATCCAGCAGTA